CTTTATCGAGTTGATTAATTGCATTGTTTACATCTTGTTCTTCATCTCCGTAACCAACATTGCCCATGAAGTTTTTAAACCATTCTTGCATATATTGACCAACTGTTTTACCCTCAGTGATCATACTTTCAAAAATATTGTTTAATTTCAAATACTTAGTTTCAGCAATATAATAAGTTTTTCCTTCTTTGAGAACACCTAGTCCTAATTGTTTCCATGTAATACCAACAGACTCAAGTAGTTTATTGATAAAATAGATTCTCCAGGCTTCGCTCATAGTCTGTCCTGCTTTTATACGATTAATAGCACTATTTGCAAAGTTAGGATCAGGATTACCCTTCTTGATAATCTGTTGAACTGTTGCTACACCATTTCCCACTCAGGATATCCCTTACGATCTGCCATGTAGTTGACTAATTCTTTAGTCAAGGCCATTTTTTGATTCTTATCTTGTGTAGCATTAATTGCTTTAGCCGCACCCTGAATATATGAGTTCATATTCTGAGTAGTTTGAACTTGTTGATTATACTTGCCAACAGCCTTACTTGTATCTGGTTTAGCTTTAACTGCTGTTGGTTGAGGCGCAGTTGCCGGTGCCCCTGGTTGATTTGGTTCAGGAGTTACAGTACTAGGGTTAACTTGAGTTGCTCCGGCACCTGATGCGCCACCGGGAGTAATCAATCCACTGTTGATACCTGTATTCAATGCATTGGCTGCATTGGCTACAAAGTTTTTCATAAAGATGTCTTGGGCTCTATTTGATTGTTTTGTTTGAGGATCAGCAAATGCACCCTTAACTTTACCGGCTAGATCACCGAAAAAACCTTCTTCAATATCTTTAAATTCATTTAGTTTCATCTTTTTTCCTCAAAGTCTTTGCAAATCTTGCTTGATCCTTGCCCTTGATAGCACTTATAAGTTTTTTCTCTAAAAGTTCAGCCTTTTCAGGAGAATAATGACGGCTCATTAATTCAATTAGATTGATAGCACTAGTGATAATGTTAGAGGCTCGGGATTCGATGACATGATTAATGTCACGTTTTTCCCCAATCGATTGTAATTCTTCTAAGAGGCTCTTGGTCTTTTTTTGCATAGCATAGGATCCTATAGTGTATTTAGTCTAAATGACAAATTTATTTCTTAAGTGAGTTTAGCAACATTTTGAGTTTTGCACTCTGTACATCTGCAACCACACGTTTTTCTTCAGGTTCTACAGTATCATGCACTGCTTGATTTACTGATCCTACTTGACTTGTTGTTTTGATCCTATTTAAAATTTCATTAGATGAAGGTTGTTCTCTAGTTTGTTCCGAGTCACTATCACTAATACGCATAGTTTCGATATTGTAATCCAAATCAATCTTTTGACCAACACCCGTTGAACTACGACTTTTCATACATTGAATCTGATACTTACCACGCTCACGCATACTACGGCTTGTAAAAATACCAAACACATAGTCAGCAGTATTAATCTTACTAATACCACCTGCAATGTGACTATGATCAAACTCGATTTCTTCCACAGCACTACGATTTAACTGACTTGCAGTAATCATTAATAATCCAAGTTCTTTTGCTAGATTACGTAATTCTTCAGCCACATACTTGTCCTTAACGAACTGATCAGTTGGGCTGACTTTAACACTAACCGGCATAACCAAGTCCAAATAGTCAATCATAACAAAGTCAACTTTAATACCTGTTTGAATCTGTACTTCTTTTAAGTATGCACGAATATCGTTGACGTTGCTTTGCGCAGGCAATGATTTAACACGATATTTACCTGCTCTGCTACCATGCATCTTGACTTTGATAGTTGCATCGTCAATGTCTTTGCGAATGTCTTTTGTGCCCATGTTAGTCAACATCGCATCAGTACGCAAACTAGTAAGTTCTTCACTCAATTCAAGTGTGACATAAACACCACTTAATCCTTGTTGCAACCAGTTCAATGCAATATTCATCATGACTAATGATTTACCTGATCCTGAGCCACCTGCAAAGATGTTTAATTCACCTCTACTCATGCCACCATACATAATACGATCAAGTTGTGGCCAGCCAGTACTTACTTGACCACCTTGATTGAAATAACGATTCAATCGATCCTTGGGGTCAGCAAAGTAATCAGTACCCATGTCACGTTGCAAACTGATTTGTACAGCATCTTTGATTAGTTTTTCAACTGGATCAAAGTCACCCTTCTCCAACATGTCTGCTGCCTTGAGAATAGCACGTTCAAGTTCTTGGCGCTTTGTGAATTGTTCAAATTCTTCTAAGAACCAATCATAATGCCCACTGTCTAGTTCTGCAACTGTGTCAATTTCTACCCCAGTCGTTGCTTTAATCTGCGTAGGATCGGGAATAACATTATATTTCTTGCTATGTTCAACAATAAATTCTGCGACCGGGCGCAATCTACGGTCAAAGTTTTCTGGATTTATAATGTTGATGACACGTGTATACAATTCTGCGTTCGTAACCATCATGCGCAAAAACAATGTTTGCACATCTGTGTTATAATCTTTTATCAAGTTTTCTCCTACTCATCTCTACTTTAATTTTACTAGTAGTTGCGTTTTGCAATATACTTAGTAGTGTTGGCAATCTACCATATTTAACCACAGCATCGTTAACGTCTTTGATATTGTCAGCCCAATCAGGAATACTAACAAAAAATCCCAAGTCTAATGCTCTATCACATATCTCTAAACCAGGCTTATCATGATCAGGCACTACAATGATTTTTCTGTTAAGGCTTCTCAATATCTGTACCTGATCGTCATTGATTGCGTTGTGTGTTAGTGCACAGCCATTGATACTAAGTGCATCAAAAATACCTTCTACTACAATACAAACTTCCCATTCAGGTTTTTGAAAGTCATAACCAAACACATATCCCGATTGTTGTTCATTGATAAACTTAGGCTTTCTGTCGTCTAAGAATCTACTAGTATGTCCTACAATCTTGTTGTTATGTGTAAAGGGGATAATAATACGATTATTATATCTTCCTTCAGCGTCAGGTGTTACCATAAAGGGATAATCTGTTGGTTGCACCCCACGTTTTTTCAAGTAGTCTGTATATACCTTATGTCTGTGATTATTAGCATCAACCAGTTCAGCATCAGGTAGTTCCATTTCTTTGAACTTAACCCTGCTTTTTATTTTTTTAACTTGTATAAGGTCCAATACATCTTTGTTTTGCAGGCTTTCTAAATTCCAACGATTGATTTGGTTGTCATCTATCCCACACCAAGACAAAAATTGTCGTGTGTTCTTTGTTAGGCTTTTGCCCAATGAGAAACCACATTTGAAGTTACAATTGAAACAATGAAATGACCAATTAGTTCCATCTGATTTGATACCACCGCGCATACGACGGTCAACTGAATGCCCACGATTGTGGCAGCATGGTGCATTAAAACTATGCCAGCCACTTTGTGTTAATTTTTTCTTACCCGGAATGACCGTTAGGATATCAAACATATTGATATTGTAACATAACTGTAGGAATAATCAAGTAATAAGGTAGAATTATCTTGATAATACGTTGGTAACTTCGCCGCCGTTGCTATTGAACTGAACTCTAACAAATGGATGGAATCCTTTTACTACATACCCATAAGTGCTACTATCGTTGCTGTAGTTTGCGCTGGCTAATATAGGATACCAATCTGTGTCTACTTGGGTAGAACCTTGAATAATGATGTTACCAGTATACTCACGCAGTTGTGTTTGGATAGTCAATACTGGATTATTGTCTGTACTGATAACGCTGGTATAATATGATGTGTTATTGCTTGTGCTATAAGGTTGATCATTGGCGTTGAATTGATATGTCAAGTTAGGGAATGGTTGACCTGTTGGAATTGATACATTTGCTGATGGTACAAACTTAGGTTTAATACTATCAACAATATATAGATCCCCACGACCTCCCTGGTTTTGATCTACATACACAGGATAATTAAATGCACCAACAGGAATCTCTAATGTATAGTAGCATTTCTGTGCACTAATACCAAACAATTCAGCAGGAGTAGTTTGTAATACCATGATTCCATTTGCAGGAAATACAGGTACCAAATAAGTTTGTAATAATGTTACTGAACCAGTAATGTCAATTGCTCTAAAAGTAATATTTGCTCCGGTTACATCCACTGGTTTTTGTTCTTGATTTAAGAATTGAAATTGAAGTTGATTATCAACACCTCTGTTAAGAGTAATTGGTCTAGAATATTGTGGCATATAATTCCTTGGCGAGTTACCTGATAGGAGTACAACTATCTGACGCGGTGTATAATAGAAAACTTGAGTTGAAAATGATGATAACACGCAAACATTGCTCCTTTGATGTATTTAGTCAAACTAAATATGAAAATATTAAGTATGGGTTTATCCGATTAAATAATACAGAATAACAATATGAATCAAGATTTTTTCAAAAAACTAACTGAAAATCACCCTTTCATCACTATTTGTTCTTATGCCAATCAAGATTATGTTGGTATAATTCAAAACCGTGATGACCTCGTGACCACAATGTATGACTATGGTTCTATTGTAGAATCTGACCTAAGAGCAAAGTTCTTAGAACTAGGAGATATTTGGTGGTGGGAAAGTAACAGAGCAATACCCATCAACTTGTTTCTTAGAACCGAGTGGATTGTATTCAAGCCCTATATTAGAACATTCAGCAACAAGAGTTTGAATATCATTCATGGCCCTGTTGTTAGTATGACAGACTTCGCCAAGCGCAGGGGCAAGCGCAAATCAATTACACTTGTAAAGAAGATTCCTTAAGCAGATTCATATGCACGACAACTAATTGTGCATAGGCAATCGCATGACTTTTTTTGAAACTATATCCAGTGTGATCCTTTTCCCACACACTTTCATTCACTTCTTTCCAACTCTTACCGACCAAATGACGTTTAGCGGGTCTGATAACTGCTAAGAACATAGCAAGTCTTGGGATACTATTCACTGGTTCAGGCATCTTTTTAAGTGTGTCATATTGCTGACCCAAGTGAATTAGTTTTTCAACGGTGTCCTTGTCATTTAACATTGACCAATCAGGCTCGCCCATCAACTCAATCAAATGTAATTCATCACGTACTTGATTGTATATATGAACATTCAATAAGTCTAACTTAAAGTATCCACGTTTTTCTGCATCGGCGTAGTGCAAACTAGACATTTGATGTACAGGATCGTATGGTATTTCTGTAACATAGACACCAGTGGGATGTTTACGGATAGGCGTTACATTACGCATACTTGCAGGGGTATGCTTAATCAATGATAAAATTTTATCACGGTCACCTAAATCAATATCTACATCACTATCAATTATCATAATACAAATATACCTTTTTCCTTAGCATTGATGATTTTTATTTCATCTGAATCAATCAATTCATTTATCATATTATACAGGATTTTATTATTTTGTTCAGATAAATGGCAAGGTCTAGGATCAGGTTCGTTGGGTAAAGGTCTAGCAGTTTCATTGGTAGATACATGTACTAATCCAGTGATACATGATCCATGTATATTCGTCAATTGAATAGGTTTACTAATGTTAGAATCTTCTACCCCTTCAAAAGGAAGAATATTAACTAGTTTAATGTTGTTTTCTTTACAGATTCTGTTAACGTCATCAAATATTTTTTGACTTAAATAGGTATCTAAATCTAAATCTTGTGTATAACGTAATGCATCCCATACTGTTTTCATTTCTTCCATATCTGATTTAGGTAAAAATGCCTTTTGTGGGTTATCATCAAATAACATAAAAGCATAACGCTCTAGATAATCAGGCAATGAATGTATTCTATGTGGCATAGTATAAACAAACACCACATGTGTATATTTCTTATAATTTTCTAAAAACTTTTTAAATGAGTTCCAAACACTAGTGCCCGGTTGACCATAGTGATCCTCAGAATTTTTATGAATTAGTGCTGGCCAACTATTTTCAGACCAATCACTGCCATAATATGGATGAGCATAACTATCACCGAACACACCTAATCTCATCTAGGTTCTACCAATCCAGCTTTCATCAATTTCATATATGCACGTTGTACTACAATTGCTTGATGTTCTGCGTCATCTACTGCCTTGTGACTTGTGACATGCTTACCGTCTTTAAGACTAACGCCTGCAATCTCGTATAATGTACGTGTGTCACGCATAGTCCAAAAGGGCCAGGGAATGGGATTTGGATTATCACTAGTTTGTCGCCATGCATTTTCCATAACCACTAAGTCAAAGGGCGCACCATTGCTCCATACTGCTTTTCGATTCCAACAGAATTTGTAAAGAATTTCCATGCATTCTTTGAATGGCATTCTATCACGATCACCCATAGCCTCTTCGATTGCTTCTGGGCTTTGTTCACCCCACCAACGTAGTGTATCGTCATTGATTCTACGATTGTAGATTTCTGTTTGATCCTCAATTGTTGGTCTGAGTTCTAATCGCTCTGCGATACCATTACCCTTGGGGTCAAATCTTACAGCACCGATAGTCAAGATAACACAATCAGGTGTAGTATCTAAACTCTCAATGTCAATCATAATGTCATTTGCCATGTTTATCCAAACTTTAATATAAAAATTATGTATTTCTTTTCATCAACTATTTCAAACTTGTCCGTGATGTTGCCATCCATTGTGTTCAATTTGAAACCATAATTGTTTTCTACGTATTCTTCAAAGTCGTATGCATCAAACTGTCCTGTTAGGACATCTAATGTTTCCATATATTCTTTGCGAATCTTTTTTAGTGATTCCCAATATTGAAATCGTTTCTTTCTGAATTCAATTTCAGGATCATTTTCATCATAATCCTTAAATGATTTTGGAATGTTACTCATTGCTCTTCCAAATATTGTCCACTTGTCTTACTTCATCAATTATATCTTTAGATAGATAATTAATCAATAGTACTGGGCGATTCTCATTAGTAGGATTTGGCATACTACTATGAAGTAGTCGGGTGTTATATATTAATGCATGACCTTTAAATACATCTGGTTGAGTAGAATTTTGCAAGAACCAAACATTGTGATCTCCGTTATAACACTGGTTTATATCAAAGTCCATTTTTTGACTGTGAGGTGCTATCCCAGTACCAGCATTTAGTTTGCCCATTTTATCTAATGGTACAATAACTTGTATACCCAGTAACCTTTTGTCAAAATTCCATTTGCTAAACCTATGAGGGGTATCAATATGAGGACTAAGCCAAGTTGAGTTTGCGTTGATTGTGACAATATCACTGGAATACAATACTGCATTCTTTAGATATTTGGTCACATACATATTGATATGATAATCAATCTTTTGCACTTCTAGCCAGTCTAAAACACTTTGACTCCACCAAACTGCAATGTCAGGCAGATTTTTAATATCATCACGTTCAGCATATTGTTTACTGCTACTAGACGCTCTAACAGGATACAATGTTGACAGTTTATCAGTAATGCCGTCTAGTATTTCGTTTCCAATAATATTGTCCGTGATTACATATCCGGGGCCGTCTATTAGCATATTTTGATATGCATGTGTAGGATTTTGCCCACGAATATAAAAATCACCTGGAATAATTCCATGATCCCATACTTTGTTTAATTCATCCCATAATTCAGGAATATTATCTTGTAGTTTTCTGTTTCTGAATTCATCGGATTCTGTGATAAAATGTTTTGACTGTGCAAGCAAAGTAGAGTTTATCTGTTGTGGTTCTTGTAACCATTTGATAACAATATTAACCGTATCAATCAATCCAGGATTGACATAATCATATAAATTTTCAGGATAAGCATTGTTAAACTTTTCTAATAGTTTATTTGCCTTATCAATGCCTTGTTGTTTATATATAGGAGACAACAAATTAATCAATGCATATTCAGGATGTGATACTCTGTTAGCAAACACGCTGGCATGGTATACCAGATTCTTTTCTTCTTCTGGAATATTAAATTCGTTGAACAAGTCATACCAAAACTCAAGTAAGTCAATGCATTGTATTGCATTGAATAAACTAATTGTGCAACTT